CACACATGCGAGTGGAGCAAAATGATAGAGCTCATTTATAAAAATACAATGAAGAATAATAAAACTAAATTAAAAACTATAGATACAGTTGCAACGGTAGGTATAGAGACTTGGGTTGGCAATAAGCGTCCACCACTGTATACAATTAATAAAATTGCAGAACGTAGTTTTTCTAAATCTAACGAATATGGATATGTGTTCTGGGAAGATTCCGATAGTTTTAATTTCAAGCCACTAGAATATTTATACCAACAAGAACCAGTTACTGAATTTATTAATAAAGATAATGGAATATATAAAGACGTCAAACAAAGAACTGTTGAACGGTTTACTGCTATACAGGATATTAAATTTAATCAAAGTAGCAATTCACATGGCGATAAAATAAAAGATGGTGTGCATGGGTCAAGCTGGTATTCTATAGATTTGGTATCAAAAGATTTATTAGAGTTTAATTACAATAAGAGTACTCAGTTTAATAAAGATAAATCATTGGGTGAGTATGCACATCAATACAACGATATAGAAGAAGATACATACGACGATTTTCATATTATGGAAGTACAACCGAATACACCTAGTGGATTAAAACCAAAAGCATTGAATATTATGCAATTAAAAAATGCAGAGACATTTAGTGCAACAATTTTATGTAATGGAGACAGTTCTTTACGCACTGGACAGATTGCAAAAATAAATTTACCCAATTGGAATAATTCCGCTAACACAGATTCCACCACTACATATAATGGTAAAGTGCTTATATCTCAAATAAAGCACATAATTACACATAAAACATATACTCAACAAATAGTAATAACTAAAGATGCATATGCATCGGAATTCTTACAGTAGGAGTTTATAACAGTGACTTCATTAGCATTTACTCCTTTCCTTGGTGTAGTAGAAGACATTCATGATCCAGACGAACTTGGACGCGTTAGAGTTCGTGTATTTGGTGAGCATACAAAAAACAGAGCCAAACTTGCAATTGGAAATCTAAAGTGGTTCTCTACAGTAGTTAGTAATTCTGTGGGTATGTCTGGCGTAGGTGACTCCCCAACTGGCTATGCAGAGGGATCCCTTGTATTTGGCTATTTTGTTGATGACGAGCATCAGGAAGGTATTGTAATAGGCTCCATTACAGGAAAGCCTACACATCTTTCAAAACCATCTCAAGGCTTTAATGACCCCACTGGCACATATCCAGTATACATAAACGAATCAGATGTTAACAGACTTGCGCGTGGGGTAGAGACTGCATTAGTAACACAAAAGAAAAGCAATGTAGTTACAGGAATACCTGGTGCGTTCAGTGGTGATACATTTAGCGAGCCAACAACTAAATTTGCACCAAAATATCCCTATAACAGAGTATTTGAAACACCTTCTGGTCATGTCATTGAGTTAGATGATACTACAGGTGCAGAACGAATTAATATACACCATAAAGGTGGTACGTTTACTGAAATATACCCAGACAGCTCCGAAGTGCATAAAGTAAAGGGAAAATCTTGTGATATTCGAGTTGGTGCAGCTACTAAGTATGTAAAGGGAGATTCCCAAGAATCAATTTCTGGGGATTATATGATAAACGTAATGGGAACATTACGAGTAAAAGCAAACAAAGTTATATTTGATACTGCAACTATGGAAGTATATGGAGAAAGCAAGGCAAATGACCATATATCCTCTATGGTGTCTGGGAAAGACCATGTGCACGATGGTGTAGAACGAGGAAATGCAAGTACCAATAGCCCCGTTGGAAAGGAAGAGGGTGTATATACACCAAGTGCAGCAAACTCGTTTTTGTTTAGTGATGATGATAGCGATTGGACCGAATCAAAAGTTCAAGAAGCTATTGCAGCAGGGTATATTACACAAGCAGAATACGAAACAACACCAACTGATCCAGTAGAACCTAGCAAAAAAGATACAACGGATTCAGCTAAAAAAGAACAGACTGTAACAGAATGTGGCATATCAATTACATCAGATGGGTCTGTTGACTATACAACACAAATATCAACAAATTATACATTGGCGGATGTGTCTACTAATGCAGCAGTGTCGCAATACAGAATTATTGACCAGGGTGGTTTAACTAGACAAGAGATTGCATGTAATTTAAAACATGTTGCATTAAATGTATTAGAACCAATTAAAGCACAATATCCTAATATGATAGTAACATCTGGATTTAGGCAGGGTAGTGGAACATCGCAGCATTATAAAGGACAGGCTGTGGACATTCAATTTCCAAGTGCATCTAAAGGCGACTATTATACTATTGCTAAATGGATAAAGGATAATATTCCACACGATCAATTATTATTAGAGTGGAAAAGTTATGGGTCTCGATCTCCATGGTGCCATGTAAGCCTAAAAGAATCTGGAAATAGATATCAAGTCCTTACATTGTGGAATAATAAAACATATTCTAGTGGATTAGTGGATTTAAGCGGCAGTTAGATATAAAGGAAATTGTAATGAGTACATCAAACAAGCGTATAGATTTTAATTTCAATATGACTGCGCATCCGCTTACAAAAGATTTGGCAGTTGTTAGAAATAGTGCAGCAAGAAAGCAGGCACTTAGAAATATAGTTTTAACAAATTTTGGGGAACGTGGATTTGAACCGGACTATGGGTCTGGTATTAACGATATGTTGTTTGATGTAGCATCCCCGTCCACAATTACATTAATTAAAAATCATATAAAAACTGCAATAGAGAACTATGAGAGTGAAGTAGAATTAATTTCTGTTGATGTAGAGTGGGACGAAAACGCAGGTGCCGTTACAGCATGGATTAAGTATACAGAACTGAATGATCCAGATCCTGTTACAGTAGATGTAGATTTGACTAAATTAATAAGATAATACTTGACAACCAAAAGTTAACTATGTTATTGTAATAATCTTATTAAGAGAGGAACGTATGAATATTTTAGAAAACAAACGTAACGCTATGATTAGTAAAGTAACTGCACTTTATGAATCCAAGATAGCTGCAAACACAGCAACACAACAAACAGACACATCTTATAATAACGTGCTGTCTATTATCGATAGATATGACAGTTGTGACTGGGTTGTTATTGCAGCATTATCCGAAGTAAGCGACGAGTTTGTTACTTGTTTGAAGTCTGCTCAGCTAAACGGTTAATTTCTTTAGCTACTTCTAGTTTATAACTAAGTAGCTCTTTTTCAACATGATGTATTTCGTCTTTTTGCTCTAATTGTACTGTTTCGTACCGAGTTAGCCTATCATTTATTTCTGTACGAAATTTCTCGTTTCCAGATTCTAGGTGGTCAAATTTCTGTTCAAACACTAATCGCAGTTCATCAATTTCATCTTTAACGAATTTATTACTTAGTTCGGTACTAATGGATAAGGATTGAACCTTTGAAGTCATTTCTGATTCAAACTTAGCCATAACATTTTTAATTAAAACTGTCATCACTTTAACTAGTATAACAGATACAGTACATATTGCGGTAATAGCTGGGCCAGCGGAAATTAAAGTATCTGCAATTGACATAGTTAAATCCTTGTTGATAGATTGCTATTAAATTAGTAATATCGTCTGTAATTATTTATACATTAGGTAAATGTGATGTTTTCTACTGACCTATCTGTTGATATAAACACAATGTCTCTACTTCCGTTAGAGCACTTCAAGCGCATAAAGCAAAATGTATGGAACTGCAAGTGCTATCATTGTGGAGACAGCAAAACTAGAAAGAATGTAAATCGCATGTTCTTTTATGTCAAAAAGGGACAGTTATTTGTATGCTGTAAGAACTGTGGGTATAGTCGTTCGTTTTATAATTTTATGAGCGATGATTTTCCAAATATGTTCGACGATTACAAAAAACAAACACTCATGCAGTTTATTAAGTCAAATAACGCAGCAGAACCGTCTGTGTTGCATAGTAAGCATACACCTAGTGTAGTTGCATCACCTAACATTGAAGTTGCGCATAATGCTGTAGATTTGGTTATAGACCTCCCCCTATCTCACCCAGTACGTCAATATTTAGAATCCAGATGTATTACTGGAGAATTGCTTAACCGTTTTTGGTATGCAGATAATTTTTATAAGCTTGCTGTTTTAGTAGACAACTCTTTGCAAGATGCAGATGAAAATAAAATTAAATGTATGTCTCACCCTAGACTTATAATTCCCTTTTTTTCTAAAGATGGAAAAACAATTGAGGTTATACAAGGACGTTCATTAAAGAAAGAAGACAAACTAAGATATATAACTATTAAGTCTAGTGAAGATGTAGATAAGATATACGGTAAAAACGAAATTAATTATAACGAGCCTGTGCGAGTAGTTGAAGGCCCAATAGACTCCATATTTGTTCGTAATTGCTTGGCTGTATGCGATGCAGATCTAACTAAAGTTGAGGCAGACTGTTATATATGGGATAACCAGTGCAGAAACAAAGAAGTGGTAATGCATATGGAACATGCTATTGCATTAGGAAAGTCTGTTATGATATGGCCCAATTCAACAGACCAAAAGCAAGATATAAATGATTTGATAAAACAAGGTATTCCTGTTAGTCTCTTAAATGAAATAATTGAGATGCGAACATTTAAAGGTATACGTGCAACTATGGAACTAACTAAGTGGAGACGAGTATAATATGAGCAATCCAGAAGAACCAATTTATTTGCAAGTATTTGATGAAGAAGTGGAAGTTGCAGTAGAAGGCAGTGATGTAAACGAAGTAATTAAAATTCCACACTTTTTAATGTTTGCTCCAATTGCAGATGAAGACAAATATGCACCACTTATTAATACACTATATCTTGCAGAAAGTGGAACTGAAGTTCACTTACATATTTCTTCTTGTGGTGGGGTGTTAAACACTGCAATTATATTACACAATGCCATTACACAGGCAATTGCACGTGGTGTTATTGTTATTGCACATTGTACTGGAGAATGTATTTCAGCAGCAAGTTTAATTGCATTTAGTTGTAATGTAATTTTAGTAGAGGAATTTTGTTCGTTTTTATTGCATGATGCTAGTACTGGAATCGAAGGGCAATATCATTCAGTTGCGTTATCAATGAAGCACCACAGCAATTTATATAGCAGATTTGCAAATAAAGTTTATTCTTGTGTTATGTCCCCTCGCGAAATTAAAAATATGTTAAAATCCGAGGACAAGTTTTATATGGATGATATTGAGGTTTTGGCTCGATTGAAAAAATATGCTCCGGATACTATTAGATTCTATAAGACTTATTAATTACCGATTTCTCCAGACACTACATAATACTATAAAATGTACTGGAGAAATTAATTATGCTACGCACCCATATTATTTGCGATCACTGTGATATAGAATCTTATATTGTCTACTCAGACGAGCAACCAGAAAAGGTATGTTATTGTCCATTTTGTGGTAATCCTCTAGAAATTCCAAACGAAGATAATTTAGAGGATAAATCGGATGAGTAGATTTATTGCAGGAATTGATTACAGTATGTCGTCACCTGCGATAACAGTATACGACGAATCTAAACCTTTCAATTTAGAAAACTGTTTAATGTTTAATTACATAGACAGTAAGAAACTAAGTCAAGTATATAATAAAAATATTATTATTACTCAACAATCATTGTATGGTTTAAATCAGGAACGATACGATCAGATTAGTGATTGGGCGATGGTTATACTTAATAAATTTAATGTTAAGTTTGCAATTATAGAAGGGTATTCTTATGGGTCAAAGGGTGCTGTATTCGAAATTGCAGAGAATAGTGGTTTACTAAAATATAAAATGTGGAAAGCGGGAATAGAGTTTATGATTCCTCCCCCATCTACAGTAAAGAAAACGTTTAGCGGAAATGGTCGAGCAACAAAAGATATTATGCACGAAGCATTTTTAGAAAAAACTGGAGTATCTCTTTCTAATATAATAGGAAAGAAACCAAAAGATAGTCCAGTATCAGATTTAGTTGATAGCTATGCCATGATATACCATTATTTAAATGCGCCTAAATGATATGGTTGATAGAGCAAGTTACTTTTGTTAAACTTGCTCTATTATTAATTGATATTGGAGTTTATTATGATTTCTGCAGAAGTTGTTCAAGCATCTTCATACAAAGGAAAATCTATCTGGACGTTAAACCTAAAGTATGGATTGATTGTACATGCTGAATTGTTGCGTCATCGATTGTTATCCCATTCTGTAAAATCTAACCGAGCAATTGAACCTCACAGAATTCGCAAAGAAGTATTAACTGATCCATATGTACCTGTTAGATTTGGTAAAAACCAAAGGGGTATGGTTGCCAATGGAGAATCCAAGTTTTCTTCTATTGCAAGACGTGTTTGGTTGACTGGGCGTTACTTTGCATGTGCAGTTCATTGGACATTGGATAAGTTAGGCATTCATAAAGAAGTATGTAACCGTGTGCTAAACCCATGGCAACATGTCAGAGAAACTATGACGTTTACAGAAATAGATAATTTACTTAATTTGCGTTTGCACAAAGATGCACAACCTGATATTCAAGAGTTAGTTTTAAAAATTAAACGTGCAATAGAAGATGCATGCATTAATAATCAAGTTTGCGAACTAAAATTAAATGAATACCATGTTCCATACGTTAGACGCATTTACTCCAATGGTGTATTGGTATACCAAGATAATGATGGAACTTTGCTTAATACAGAGCAAGCGGTTCAATGTTCTGTTGCTCGGTGTGCGCGTTCTTCTTACGATAATCACGATGGAAGTAGTTGCACATACAATAATAAAAACGGAAAGATGCGCACAGATAAAGAACTTTATAAAGACCTATTAGTTATGCAACCATTACATGCATCTCCAGCAGAACATGTTGCAACTCCTATGGAATCTCCAGTATCTTCTAATAATGATTGGGTAAATATCCAAGGAATTACACATATGACCAAAGATGGAAGGTTGTGGAGTGGAAACTTTAATGGGTGGATTCAGCATAGACATACGTTAAATAACGAATCTTGCTGGGAATACGTAAAAACAAATAACCATATTGATTAATAGGAAACAGTACATGGCATACGATAAATGGGATCTTCGCTATTATAAAGATACATTAGAGAAAGCATCTTGGTCCAAAGATCCCAGTACAAAAGTGGGTGCAATTATTGTAAAACCAAATAATACTATTTTATCTAATGGATATAATGGGTTTCCTAGAGGAACTGATGATTCGGATGTTAAATTAAATAACAGAGAAGTAAAATATCTTAGAACCGTACATGCTGAGTTAAATGCTATTCTAAACTGTGAAACTAGACCAGTTGGATGTACTATCTATGTACGCCCACTTCCACCATGTGCCCAATGCTCAGCAGCTATCATACAGAGCGGTATAACAAGAGTTGTGTGTCCACCTTTGCCCAATTCAGATACACGTTGGTATGCTTCCTGTAAAGAGGGATACGATATGTTTATGGAAGCGGGTTTAATTGTAGATTTTATTGAAGATGGAGTTTGTTAATATGACGTTTAAATGTATTATTCTAAATGGCCCACCGTTTAGTGGAAAAGATACTATTGCTAATCACTATTGCGGTATTCATGAATCTACAGTAAAAATGGAATTTAAAGGTAAACTGTTTGAGATCTCACGTGCAATTGCTGGTGTAACAGAAGAAGAGTGGAATGAGCACTATACTCGAGAATTAAAGGAAGTTGCTTGGGCAAAACTGCAAATAAATGGTATTGCTGTATCTCCTCGTATCTGGCTCCAGCACGTATCCGAAAATGTATTGAAGCCATTTTTTGGAAAAGAAGTTATTGGACTTATGGTTGTAAACGAATGTAAACAATTACCTAAAGACACTAGCGTAATTTTTAGTGATGGTGGATTTATTGAAGAGCTTAGAGATGGTTTACTTAAATTTTATAAACCATGCGAAGTATTTGTTGCTAGATTGCACAGAGATGGATGCGACTTCTCTAACGATACAAGACGTTACTTGACAGATGAAGAACTCTTAAATGCGCATGTGTGCTTTGACGATATTTATATTGTTGAGGATGATGTAGAATCAACTATTGATATCATCCTCAACTCAATGCTAGAGTTTTCCTAATACATCAGTAAAGTCCTTTACTCTAACAGGTGTCTGTTTATTCCATGCAGATGCCTGTAAATTCTTTATTGCCTGTGTATAGTTCTTATTAAGTATAACCTTGTATGTATCTGGGAACTTAGCTTTGAAATCACCTAATTGAAAGTTTACAGAAATTAGTACAGTTTTTGCCCATTCATCTGTAATTCCCAGTTCAGTTGCCTGCTTTTCCGCAGTATCTTTTGCATGTGCAACATCTTTATTGAACCATGCAGTTACTTGGTCTTCTGAAATACTATCACCTAGTTTAAATTTCTTTAAATCTTCTGGCGTTAGTAAGTGACCAATGCCACCAGTTAATTTACCAAGAGAATCTTTATATACTTTTGTTTTTTTACCTTCTCGCAATGCCAGAAGTTCTTGAATATTCATACTTAATTGTCCAAAATAAATAAATGTCAATGTTATTTATGTTGATAGATGCTGAGTTAGTTGTTAAACTCAGTTAAAATAAACAACGAGGTATATTCCTTTGAGTAAGCTAATTAAATTAACAGTTGATGGATATAACGAGTTAACTGATAGACAGAAAGAAGTATATAATGCAGTTGAGAAGCATGGTATTAAGAAGGCTGCTAATATTCTTAATATTAAACCAGACTCTGTTATACGTTCTCTTTATCGAATTAACGCTATTGATACAAGTAAAACATGTATAGAGGAAGATGTTCCACAAGATTTAAAAATACATTCTGGAAAATTTAAGACTGCATTCTCAAATAAACGATATAATGTAATTATCACTTCTGCACAAAATGCAACTCCAGTTAATACATCATTTTGGAAAAACTTGCTTGTTTTAAAAGAACACATCAATGCACAACTATTAGTAATTCCATTTAGATATAAAAACCCAACATCTATGTTCTCAGACAAAAAAGGAGAATATTGGGATTCTTTATTAGATGATTATATTTGCGAAGATGATTTCGATTTAAATAAGAATATATGTATATTAGGTAAATTAAAAACACAACCAACTGCAATGCGTCCTCTATCTGGATTAGAACAAGTAAGCGGAGAAAAGTCTGCTATTATTGGACATGCTAAGCTAGCACTGTCTTCGATTGCAACTCCATCCAATACACTACCAAAGTTATTAATTAGCACTGGGTGTTGCACAGCACCAAACTACACAGATTCTAAGGCTGGTTATAAAGGCGAGAAGCGTCATTCTTTGTCTGCAATTATTGTAGAAGTAAATGGAGATTTATTTTTTACACGGGAAGTTATTGGATGTGAAGATGGAAGTTTTATAGATTTGAATACAGAATACAGAAATGGAACGTGTTACACAGCACCAAGAGCATCTGTACTATCCACTGGCGACTTACATGGAATTAATTCGGATGCTAAGGCATGTAATGCCACATTTTTTGCACCCGATTCTATGCTGAAGTTTTTTAAACCAAGATATATGACTTTGGATGATACATTAGACTTTCAAGCTGCAAGCCATCACAACAGAAAAGACCCAGTATTAATGCACCAATTAGCAATTTCTGGGTCAACAGACATTTTGACTGAGTTAAAAAATACATTTTCTCTTATTGACCAAATGCATACCGAAGATACTACAATTGTCATAAAACGAAGTAATCATGATGAACATTTTGAACGATGGGTAAAAGACACAGATCCAAGAACAGACCCGCTCAATGCTGCCACATGGTGTAAATCGTTTCTTGCTATGACCAATAACGAAAACCCTTATAAGTATTTCGCCAAAGAAATGATGCGCACATACGATAATGTTGTTTTTCTAGAACGCGATGCTGCATTTGTTGTTGATGGAGTATCTCATGATGGACACGGGGACCTTGGATTAAACGGTGCAAGGGGTAGTTTGATATCGTTTACTAAGCTAGGGTGCCCAGGACAATGGGGGCACTCACATTCTGCTGGTATTGCAGACGATCAGTATCAGAACGGCACTAACTCTAAACTGCGACTAGGATATAACAGAGGTCCAAGTAGTTGGACTCATAGCAACACCATACAGTATGCAAATGGAAAAAGATCTTTATTGTTTGTTATCAATGGTAAATGGAGATTTGATAACTAGTAAAATCAATAACTTATAAAATTATTAAAATAAATTTGTATTTTGCATCCTATGTGTTATAGTTACATTCATAGGGTGCAAAATTTTATTATGAATGGGGAGAACTTAACTATGAAATATGCAAAAGGTAACCTGCTTGAAATGTTTAAAAACAAACAGTTTGATGCTATTGCACATGGTTGTAACTGTTTTTGTACTATGGGTGCTGGTGTTGCTGGACAGATTGCAACAACATATCCGGGTGCATACGAAGTAGATAAAAATACTAAATATGCCGATGATAATAAACTGGGCTACTTAACTGCTTATCTAACAGACACAGATCAGATCATCTTTAACTTATATACTCAATATGCACCTGGAAAAGAAGACCAGAGTAACTTAGAACAAAACATTAAACTTGCATTTACAAAATTAAAAACTTTTATTGAACCTACAGTCAAGCTCGGAATTCCAAAAATTGGTTGTGGGATTGCAGGTGGAAACTGGGATATAATTGAAGCTATTATAGATTCTGTTATGGAAGGTTATGACGTAACATGTGTTGAGTTTACAAGAGGATAAATTTAAATGTCTGAAATGATGGATTCTAGATTACATATTATGTTGGATATTGAGGCTGCCGGAAACACAAATAACGCCGCAATTACCTCTATTGGTGCTGTTAGTTTTGATATTGATGGGGTATATAGTTCTTTTGATATGCCTGTATCTCTTGAAGATTCTGTTAGATGTGGTTTGACAATAAGCCCATCTACATTTCTGTGGTGGATGAAACAATCAGAAGATGCAAAAAAACAGTTTGAAGCAAACAAGGATGTACCAGAACAATCTTTATCTTATGTGCTAACTAAGTTTAATGAGTGGTATTTGAATCAAAGGGGAAAACAAGTTTGGGGAAAGGGATACGACTTTGATGGTGTCATTATGGAAACTGCATATAATTTAACTGGGATTAAACTGCCATGGGGATACCAAGACCATCGTTGCTTTAGAACTATGTTTGCACAGCATCCAGAAATAAATTACGAACAATTTGGTATTTTGCATAATGGTGTAGATGATGCAAAATCACAAGCGTTACATTTAATTAAGATTGCAAAATTAACTACAGGTTTAATTTTATAAAATTGTAATAGGATTACATATGCAAGTATTAAATATTGACTGTGTAGAAGAAGATTTTAATGGCGGTAAAGTATTACGACTGTATAACATTTGGGTAAATCCTCCGCTTCGGGGACATGGTATTGGAAGAGCTTGCTTAGTTAAATTCCTTCGATACCTGTCTGTCATCAAACCAAATATGGATGTCTACCTAGAAGCTTGCCCATATGGGTATTCCCAAATGACAACTGATGATCTCGTTAAATTTTATATGAGTGTTGGTTTTGTGTCTACTGGTTATATTGGGCATACTGGCATACAAATGAAATTCACACAAGGGGAATAATATGGAAAAATATTTGAAAGACTGTCCAGAATGGGCAACTCATTATGCCATTAGCAAATATGAAAATTTAGCAACAATGACTAATGCGATAATAGCATTCTTGGATAAGCCGCATTATTATGATGCAAAAGCAGAATATAGATACATTCAGATCCATGAGGAAGATTGGCGTGGTCTGCGGGGCGAGATCTACGAGATTCCGAAACCAAAAGAAACTGAGGAAATATCCGACTTGGAATTATTTCATAATTCCGGGGCATTGAAAATAGCTACTGCCATCAGCAACCCCAGTTCCTGCGGCTACAACTACGCCACTATTACCGCCATACCCAGTTCCTTCATAATAAGAAGCCCATTCAACTAAATCACCAATTTTTAGAACAGGGCAATCAACCATTTTAGCTACTGATTCAAATTTGTAGCTCTTAACTCCATACCCGTTAGATGTACTGATCTCTGTATAATTTGAATCGGGTGCTGAACCCATAGTACCCGCATAACCTGTATATATTTTGCCCGTACTAGAGACAACATAATAATCAGTAGAAAGGGAAGTACTACCTGTATTCCAATAATGTACCTTAGATTTTTCGACACCTAACTGAATAGCAATATTCGATAACGACCCATTATTAGTCGCATCTCGACTTGCACCTAGTTCATCAACAGTAACACTGACAGTTGATGTTAAATTAGATATTGTATTAGTAAGAACCGGCATGAATACGCACCTATATGTTTATTCGTTATTTTATTACATGTATTTATATGTTGATTAATTCACAGTTTTTTGCTATTCTACCTGTAACTAACAAGTGGAACTTATCAAATGACAAAAATTTTAGCAATAGACGTTGACTTAACAGTATTACCTAGTGATATAGCATGGTTTGAATATCTAAACAAACTAGCTAATTACCCATATAAATCATTTGATTGTTTGCCTAGAGTATATGGAATTCTTGATTACAATTTTATGCATTACTTTCCTATGTTGTCTGTTGAGCAAGTGCAGTCTTTCTGGAAACAAACTAATGCATATGATAATTTAGTTCCATTGCCCAATGTGGTTGAATTATTATCGAAGTTAGACTCACACGAAGTACAAATTGTATGGGTATCTATGTCTGATCCATTACATCAGAAATCAAAAGAGGCATGTTTGAAGCGGGAGATTATGGCTTATATTCCGGATATGGAATATAAATTTGTAGCAACACAACATAAAGGTCTTATTAATGCAGATATCTTTATAGATGACCGGCTATATCATCATGCACAGTTCTCAGACAATCCGAAATGTTTTTGTATTTGGTTAGATCGTAAATATAACCAGTTAGACGCACCTAAAAAAATGTATAAAATATGCGAAAGAGCAATTGACTGGTATGAAATAGAAAATACGTTTAGATGGATGGGATTAATTAAGTCAATCACCCCCGCCTGAAGGCGGAGGCTTGTAAAAGCCTGATTGACCAGACTTAGTAAGTAATACATCACTTACTCCGTATAACATAAGTATAAGACCTACCTTGGGATGCTTCCTGAGTCCCAAGCTCTAGAATCCAGAGATCATGCTGCACCTAAGGGTAAGTGCGAAGGTTTTTGGAAATACGCTGGTGTTATACATTGTCGAAGGGAGACTGGCGAAAGCCAGCGTTACTAGTCCCGTAAGGGAATTAATTTAGGAATAAAAATGGCGGTATTTGTTTTATCGAAAAATAAAAAACCATTAATGCCTTGTTCAGAGAAGAGGGCACGGATCTTATTATCGAAAAAACAGGCGGTCGTTCATCAATTTTATCCATTCACGATCCGGTTAAAGAAAGAAACCGGTTGTGATCGGCAACCCGTGCAAATCAAGCTCGATCCTGGCAGTCGGTTTACTGGTGTGGCATTGGTCATTGATCTCCCGACCTTAATGCGAACACTGTGTCTGTTTGAACTGCAACATCGGGGATATCAGATCAGTGAAGCCCTGACTCAACGCCGTGCTTTTCGCAGAAGACGCAGAAATCAATTACGCCATCGCCCAGCTCGTTTTAACAACCGGACCCGAAAAGCGGGCTGGTTGCCGCCATCCATTCAACATCGGATAGATACCACACTGGCACTGGTCAATAAACTGACACACCGGTGCCCAGTGGATTTGATCGCGTTTGAACGGGTTAAATTTGATATGCAGAAAATGACCAACCCAGATATTAGTGGTGTTGAATATCAGCAGGGAACTCTGTTTCAATATGAGGTTCGTGAATATCTGTTGGCATTGCATCAGCATACGTGTGCGTATTGTGGCGGCGAAAGCAAAGACCCTGTTTTGGAAGTGGAGCATAAGCACCCCCAGGCACAAGGCGGCACCAATTCCATCCGAAACCATGTGATCGCGTGTCGGACCTGTAATCAGCACAAGGGAAACCGAACACTAAGTGCTTGGTTAGCCGGATTGAAAAACACCCCTTTAGATAAAACCAGAAAAGAAAAAGTGAAAAATTACAGGAAGGCAAGGTATTTCGTCTTAAAGATGCCTCCGCAGTCAATGCTTGTCGAAATCAACTTTGGTACGCCCTGCAACAATATTCGTTGCCAGTGACCCACGGGACCGGCGCACAAACAAAATTTAACCGGACACACGCCAACATCCCCAAAAGTCATGCCTTGGATGCCCTGTGTGTTGGCGAGATCACAAAGGCGATCGACGACTGGCAAAAACCGACCTTGGTGATAAAGTCCATGGGCAGGGGCAGTTATCAGCGTACCAGACTCGATAAATACGGATTTCCTCGCGGTTATTTACAGCGTAAGAAAGATTATTTCGGTTTTCAAACCGGTGATCTGGTGGTTGCGACCGTGCTTACTGGAAAGAAAATTGGAATATATCGAGGACGATTGGCAGTACGCGATTCAGGCTTCTTCAATGTGCAAACTAAGTCGGGTGTGGTTCAGGGGATCTCACACAAAACATGTGTATTGCGCCAACGGAATACTGGGGCTAATTATTTTTATTTACCAACGATAGCTCATTAAACAAGGTGAGGGATAGCGCCGATTGCCATGCAATCGGCGCTATCCCTCACCGACCTGAAGGACGGTGTATCTCGCGCAAAATCTGATGAAAACTTTTATAGAATTTATTAACGAAGATAACTTAACCGAAGTTATTGTACACAAAGATGGGAAGTGGATTGTTATGACCAAGGATAAGTCAAGAGTCTTAGGTACACACGATAACAAGGAAGATGCTGATGCACAACTAGCTGCGATAGAGATTGCAAAACATGCAAAATAAACTTGCATGTTTTCTGTCCTGCACTATACTATAACTATAAAACATAACAAAGACACACATAAGAGGTTTCTATGATAAACAGAACCGTACATCAAATTCAGTTTCGTGCATACGAGAAATGCGAGTTTTATAAAGCAGTTAAGAAAGCATTAGTTGCAATCAATAAGCATAAAGCTGCTTCTGTGTATGTTGATGTTCCACACGGTGCATTTGCATATGTTAAAAAGAACGTAAAACAAGAAAACGGAATTGCGAGTATTGCAAAACATGTTGTATACAAACTAGATCACAGCGAACATCACATTGTGTTTAAACGCATTCGTTAATGTAAGGATTACTATATCATGAAATACTATCACACTAGTTATAACGAAATTGTTGGACTATGTTACTACTTAGTATATGAGTTTGTGGATATGAAAACAGGGTTACATGGAGAGGAGCGTTACCTTGTTGGATCAAAATCTAAAGAATCTATGGGAAAACTAGTTACTAGACAATGCTCTGCAATTGTAGCCGCATCTTATAACTCTGCAACTCCGTGTTACTATGAGTTAACTATTCTTAACGAAGATGGTTCTGACTTTGGTAAAGTTAATATCAGCGAAGTACTGCACCAAGGAACTGTTTCTTCGTTTATCCGCAAATTTTTAAAGTTTGATGTCAATGATACGTATTCCAACTACTGGACATCAACACTAAGAGACGGAAAACGTGTAGAAGTATGTAATTTTATAGATGAAGAAAATTTTGGTGAGTTAGTAAAGACTGTTTACTATAAGTTAGAATTTAAAATTAAATAGGGGGCACCATACCCCCTTTCTTTTAAATTGCTCCTTCATATCCCCATACTGTCATAGTAGTTGATCCACTTGCGGAACTATTATAGTAGTATGCAGTTTGCGACAGAACAATTTCCGCCCACATAGCAGCTGCACCTATTAATGTTGCAGAAGAAGAACAAAATGCATATATAGGTCCACCAGCTGCACCTAACAAAGTGGAAGAATAGTTCCCCGTGTTATTTTGCTGTATATTAAAAAAGCAACGTGACCCATCAGTTGGTATTGCAGTTGCTAAACTTATTGACGTTGCTGTTGTTGCAGTTCCGGACGTTAATACATTAACACCCGTAGAGTATAATACTCTATTATTTCGCTTTGTAATTTGTCTAAACGCTGTTGCAGTAGTTGTGTATATGGCGCCTACCCTAGCATAGTAAGTATATCCGGATGGAAGTGTTGGTGCAGTATTGCTTAATGAGAATAAACCCTTAGTTGTTGCTGTAGTTGGGTTATAGATAATCCATAGATAGTACCAAGTAGTTGTAGCCACTGTTCCTGTGTCTAATCCACCTGCACCAGATACACTTGCATCTACAGTTAAACTAACACTTCTAAGTCCTAGCATATTATAAGATGCATCTGCCAACCATAAAGACTCCGCTGCAAATGTGTATACTAAAGATGATCCTGTTGTAGAGCCAGTTGCTGAGTTATACATTCCTCTATAGGCAAACTTTCCATTAGTTAAAATATTTTCAACAGCAGTTGTTCTTGTTGTTAAATTTGAAATATTTGTTGTGTTTGTCCCAATATTGGTTGTATTAGTTGTTATATTACCTTCGACTGTGGTTAACCTAGTTCCTTGCGAAGTTATAGTACCCTCCGCAGTTGTTAACCTAGTTCCCTGTGTTCCAATTGTTCCTTCCGCTGTAGTAACACGAGTAGTTAATGCAGAAATATTTGATGCATTTGTATTTGCAGTGGATTGCGCAGTTTCTGCATTTGCAATTCCTGTATTAGCTAATGCAACTGCATTATCTGTTTCAGATTTTAGAGATTTATTGCCGCTCCAGTATACAAAATTAGCTTCCATTGTTGGGTTTGCAGAAGCAATTGTCTTTGGAAATGCACCAGTCCATACATAAATCTTCCCCTGATATACCGCTGCAAAAGAAGAATCATTAAGTACATTATCCACTTTATATCTAATAAGCGATGTAATCTCTGTTCCTACAATTAATGTATCTAGCTTTAATGCAGCATTATATACATTAAGTGCCTCTGTTGATGTTAAATCTGATATTGTGTTGGTAGTAACGCCCACGATATATTCCTCAGTATTCTTGGCTTTAGTTTATTTAGCGTTTACTAAATAATTATAATATTCACAAAGACTGTGTGAGAAAGTTATTATGTCTGATTTAGAACTAACAAATTATGATTACGATGATTTAAAATCATCTCTTATTAAATTTCTTAAAACATATAATCCATTATTCGGTGACTTTGACTTCGAAGGTTCCAATATAGATTCGTTATGTGCACTACTTACAAGAGATACTCATTATGTTGGGTATATGGCAAGTATGGTTGCAAATGAGTCATTTATAGATACTGCACAGTTATATGAAAATGTTGCTTCACATGCACAAGATTTAAGTCATTGTCCAACATCTTGCACATGTGCAAAATTAGTTGCTGATATAGAAGTTACCCCATCCTCAACAACTGGATTAGCAATTTCAATTGAAATGGCAATTGGTTCTACCTTTTTATCTACATCAGATAACACCTCATATTCTTTTGTTAATAAAGAAATTTACTTGTTGACGTATAACAGTATGCGCGGAACGTATAAAGCTTCCGATGTAGTGCTATACCAAGGTAATGCCATCACTAGCAAATTGCTGTATAGTGGGTCTGCGTTAGTTTTACGCAATAAAAGAATTGACACATCTACTCTAACAGTTAAAGTTGCACAAACAACTGCATCCGCAACTAATGTTACATTTACAGAAGCAAATGACTTGCAAGACTTATCGTCTACTTCTAATGTTTATTTCCTAAGTTATAATACATCAGGATATTATCAGATTACATTCGGTAAAGATATACTAGGAACGGAACCCGCCACTTCATCTATTGTTACTGTAACCTACTTAGTTGCAGAAGAAGAACATGGTAACGGTGTGAGTTCTTTAACGGCAGCATCTACAATAGACGACTACTCAAATATTACAGTTACAGTTAGTACAAATGCATACGGCGGAGCAGAGAAAGAAGATATAGAAACAATGCGGTTCCTTGCTCCACTTACTTATGAAGCACAGAATAGATGTGTGACTCCAACAGATTATGAAGTAAAATTAAAAAAAGCATATTCGTTTATAAAATATATTAAAGCATGGGGTGGGGAAGATGACGATACTCCACAATACGGGACAGTTATGATTTCTGTAATTGGAAGTGAACGCGACTTTGTGTCTACTTATATTAAGAGTGAAATGGTAGACTATTTAACGTCATATAATGTAGGTGCAATGACCCCAACTATTATTGATCCAGTTTTAATTGGTATTTCAACTACAGTTAACTTTGCATACGATAAAACAGTAACATCTAAAACATTTGCAGAACTAAGTGCATTAGTGACTACAGCAGTACAATCATATTCAGATAGTAATTTAAATAACTTTAGTTTGTATTATAACAACTCTGCTTTAGTTGCAAAGTTAATGGCAATTACCGGAATAACTACTGTTAATATAGATAAAAGCATTTTTACGGACGTGGATTTGGTATCTGCAACCACAACAAAATATGAATTTACATTTGAAAATGCATTAGTTCCGGGTAGTATTACTATAAGTGGTGGAGTTATTAACTCAGCTGCTACTGAGACAATATATGATGATGCATTAGGAAACATATATCTAAAACAAGTTATATCTAATGTTACCACTACATCTAAAATCGGCACAGTTACATATAGCACAGGTTATATCCAGTTTACTGCCACATTCACAAACACAGCGGATACATTCCGGATAAATACAGATATAGTAAATGATAATTTGTATATGAGCAAAAATAAAATTGCATATATAGATTCTATTACAACGTCTCAAATTTCATTATAAGGGATAACATAAAGTGACAAAAAAGATTCCCTTTATATCAAACAAAATACCCGGTTATATTTTAGAACAATATCCAAACTTTGTTCTATTTGTAAAGGGGTATTACGAATGGTTTTCTTCAAGTGACCGTCCGTATGCTGTTTTATCTCAGCATTTGGATAGATTGTCTTTTGCAGAAAGTTTAGATGAATACACAGAACATTTAAAAAATAAGTATTTAAAAACTATTCCTCAGGATGTATTAGCATCTAAAGAAACTATGATCCAGTGGTCAAAGAAATTTTGGCAATCCAAAGGATCTTTGTATTCATATCAGTTTCTGTTTAACATTATGTTTTCTACTGATGTTGACATATACCTACCAAAAAATGATATATTTAGACTATCCGATGGTAAGTGGGTAGATGACGAGTCTGTTATTTTTGTAACGCCTACATACGGTGTGGCAGAAGATGCGTTTCTATATAGAAAAATAAAACAGACAAGACAGGTATATACTAACGAATACGAAACAGCTACTGCAAATGTGCAACGCATTGCAATTAGAACATATGGTGGTTATAAACTACATCAGTTATATCTTAGCAATGTAAAAGGAACTTTCAAAAGCGGATATACAATAGAAAATGATGATGGTGATACTGCAAACTTAATGTCTATTGCAAGCGGGTATACTATTAATAATGGCGGCACTAACTTCCAAGAAGATGACATATTATATGGAACTAATGTTCCAAGCACATATGATATGACGTATACTGTTTCCACCACAGATACAACTAATCAATATATTGATACCAAAATACAAACAATTTTAAGAGCACAAGATTTAGTATTTAAAAAGAATGGTGATGTATTTACTCCTACTTATGATGGACAATATATTAAGTATACGGGTATAGCGTTTGGGGATGTCATTACAGTTACATTTCCGACATATATTGGATTAACGACGGTTGCTGCTGTAGATGTATCAACAATTACTAAGTTAAATATTCTAGACCCAATTATAGGAAATTTTGACTCTGTTACTTTGAATTATAGTAATGGTGGAACTGGTGCAGATATTACTATTAATTTTGATGTATTGTCTGAGCATGAAGGTTACTATAAAAATAATGATGGATTTCTTTCCGCAGATAGATACTTACAGGATTCGTTATATTATCAAGATTATTCATACGTGTTGCGAAGCGAAATTGATATTTCTAGATATAGAGATATTGTAAAGCAAACAGTTCATCCAGCGGGTATGAAAATGTTTGGTATGGTATCAATATCTGATGTTATTAATATGATTGCAGAAATATCAGAATCTATTGATATTTTGCCAAATATAAAGACGTATTTGCCTAAGTTTAGACAGGGTCCAAATATGTCTTTATTGGATAAGTTAAAGGCTACGTTAGATGAAGAACTTTGGCGTCCTAGACAATATAAAGAAGTTCCTTGCGTATTTTGGATTGGGGATAGTAACTATAATTTATACGACTATAGAATGCATGTAAAAGGTTTATTTACAGATGCACAGCGTCAACCTTCTAATTTAAGAGGGTGGATGACATCTGATAATTTTGCAGATATGACAATTACTACATCTAGACTATTGGGTTACCTACGCGAAGACTATATTGCGGATGATTATTTTGAATAACTAAATAATACAAAGTATTCTTATTATAGAGGTTTATAATGCCAGTTATTACAAATACACTAGTTAGTTTAGAAACTGGTGCTGAGATAGAAGTTCGGGATATTGCTAGTTCGGAAGAATTGGCTAGTAATGATGGAGCAAAATTAGTTGGGTATGCTTATTCAACCGTGCAATCTGCTATCTCTCGTATGAAGAGATACACTGACTATAATATATCTCTTCCATCCGTTGGATATTCTACTTCATTCTGGAATTCCGTTTGGAATGATAGACTAGTTGACAATGACGTGTTTTTACCGGGGAAAATGAACATTTGTGCGGATTTACACGGAACAGCAAATAATGCAGTAGCTATGAGCATCCTAGGTAATAACAGTGGTTCGTTTACTGCACAAATTGTGGCTGGTAATAGCGGAACACTTTCGTCTTATGGAATGGCGGAGGATGTACTTACATATCACGGAATATCCGGCAAATCCTCTGTAACGACATCAAATCCAACTTATACGTCCTCAACAATTACAATTACAGACTCCGCAAACGTAAGCAAGATTAAAACAGGGACAGTTATAAAAACAAGCGATAATTATTGGACCCATGTAGTATCAATCACGGGCAACATAATAACTGTTGATGGGTGGTATCTTTCTGGAGTACAAGGCACTCCAACAGGAACAACTGCACATTTAAACCAAATTGACAAGACATACTTATCAAATAAAGTATTATGGATTCCGTCAACATATACGGGGACGAAAGCTATTGGGGAAGAATGGGATTTTTATAATGCAGCATTGAGTTCTGGTGAATTGAATGGTCAAGATATGGTTATCCATTCTGATTCAACCTATGGAATGGATACTGCGTTTATTACACGAAGCGGAGTTGCTGGTTTAGGATGGGCGACAGGGTATTCAGCAAGAGGGAGCAGTTATTGTAATTTCCAGGCAGTTACAGGAGTAAGCGGGTTAACCCCATCACTTGCAAGTTTCTATGAGAGTTCTGGGGCTACTACAGGGTTTTTGTTCAATGGGTCTAATACAAGTTACTCTATGCGTTGGAGATATTCTACATCATCAACGGTATACCCAACAGCAAAAAATACATTTGGGTTTGACATTTGTGGGGGGAGCGTTTATGGAGCAGCCGTATCCGGAACACAGCTAACGCTTACAGCAAAAACAAGGCTTATAAATAATTCGTCTGCGTTTTCTTTAATACTTCCAAATACGAATTTGGTTGCGGGACAAGAATTGTATTTTATTATTACTTCAACATCAACAATAACAGTTACTGCTGGTTCCCTTAATGTAAACCAATCTACATCATTTGTGCATACCCCAACAATGTCATTTACAAGAGCATATGCTATATTTGATGGGACTCAGTGGTATTTTGCTAGATAACTGTGTTATTATTCTATTTAGTTTCCCGTTGTTGATATTATTATCAGCGGGAAACTCCCCTCAATCTTTTATTTCTTCTTCAATTCCCCTATATCCTCACCCATATACTTTTAAATTTGTTTGAGAATTTGCGAAATGATGTTCGAATTAACTCATATACTATTATAAAATTATTCACCTCGTTAGTTTCACTAAATAATGTAAATCATATTATGCAACATGACGAGGAATTTTAAATGTCTGGCGAATCAACTATTAAGTTAACCTCTACAACTACTACTGGAAATTTATTAACTGCACCTTGTGCAAATGGATTTCACTTAATGTGGGATATATACGATACATCAACTAGCGCAGCAGCACTAGACGCAACTATATCTTCACTTCTGCTTACATTTTATACAGTTGCACCTAACGGATCACTTATTCCTTTTGATGGCAATAATTACTCGGGTACAGATAGACAAATCAGCCCATCTGCCTGTGGTGGGCATACTTTAATTAAAGTAGTTGCAACTGGTCTTACATCCGTACAAGAATTAAATGTAACTCTTAAAAACTTATTCTAATAGGATATATTATAATGTCTAG